CTGTTGAAAGGAAATTCTTATATGAAAGTGTCTTGAAAATTATCACAGACTCAAACTCTCCATATATAAGTCACGAATAAGTTGTTTCATTCTGTCCTTGTCTTTTACTTCTTCTAGTGCATCAACTTCATTATTAATTAGTGTGACTGTATCTTGCGCTAGGTCAACTATTTCTTCCTTAGTCCATTCAGAATTGTCGAATTCTTCTACGACTGTAATCTTTGCGACCCCACAATCATATAGTTTATCCATAAATCTTTCAAATGAATATGAATGTTCTTTATGTTCAACGAATAATTTTACATACGAATCATCTAGTCCGTCACAATTAAACTTGTCGCCATCAACTGGTCCGTCTTTATCGTTGTATTTAATTGCATGAAACATTTTATGGGGGTTGGTTACAAATTCAATCTCTCTTGTATCTGTGTCCAATATATGAAAACCTTTTTCTTCGTGTAGGTCTGCAAATGTAATCTGATACTGAGTTCCCATATAATAGATATTATCTTTTTCTTGACGACAATGGAAATGCCCAGATAAAACCTTTTCAAACCTATTAAACAGCACAGGATTCATGCCATTTTCGTGTTTCACCCCGCGCATTACATCATATCCTTGAAGTTCAAGATGCCCGATAAGAATTGGTGCAGATACTGTCTTGATAAAATCTATTGATTGGTCATAGTTCTCTTTACATACCCAAGGAAGCAATGCGATATCTAAACCGTCAAAATTTATTACTGCTGGTTCTTCATATAAAATTAAATCATCGCCGAATAATTCTCGTATTGAATTAATTACATTTGTATTTCGGTAATATACATCATGGTTGCCAAGAATACAATGAAGTTCAATTCCTTCTTCTTGTAATCTATTCATGAACCGTGTTCGTATTTGATTTAATATGTTAAAGTTTACATATTTGCGCCTGTCCATTAAGTCGCCGGCATGTATAACTGTTTTGATGTCGTTCTCTTTTAGATATGGAAAAAACACATCATCAAAGAACTTCATAAAATAATCAAAAAATAGTTGGGAGTCACCACGAGCCCCGAAATGGGAATCGTTCAAAATACAGATTTTCATAATCAATCTTCTAGAAATTTATCTAGTTTTTTTTCTTTCTTTTTGCTTGTTGTTTTCTTTTTCTTTTTGTTGGGTGTAAACTTTTCTATATCTGTTTTAGACAAGTTAAAGTATTTCATCGCCACATCATCAATTTCATTCTCATCTCCTATTATGTTGTTAATCCATACAGGAAATTCGTTGTAAATATCTGCCGCTTCTATTGCTTTATATTTGATATATGATTGTTTCTTTTCTTTTTGAATTCGTCTTAAAAAAGCATAATAAATAATCTGTGTAAAGTATGAAAATGGATTCTTTGATTTCTCTGGGTCAAAATTGTGTGCATACATTATACAATTTTCTATTCCATCACCAATCATTTCTTCTTTATATGGATAGTTTATAAAATTTGGTTTGTATGATAAATGTTCTGCAATTTTAAGAAAACATTCACCAATATAATCTGTTACGGGAGGATTGGGTTCGCCCACACTCTCTGCTTCTTTTATATCCTTTTTCCACCCAATCATGTGTTGATAAAATTCTTTATTGTTCACATAATGGTTTGAGTCATCAACTTTTTTGGTCACTTTATATTCATCCTAAATTTTCCCCTTAAAGTAAATCGTTTGGGTCTTCTGGCCAATCCTGCCACTTACATCCATCTGGTAAATCGTTGTCATCATATTCTAAGTTATTTTCACCATTTCCTAATTCTTCCATTCCTTGTAGAAGTTCCTCATTAATCTCTCCAAACAAAGATTCTAATATCTCGCTGGTATACCCACTATCACCGTTACCGTTACCTTTACCTTCTTCCGTATTATTTGAAGGTGGCTTCAACATTCCGTGTGCCATCATTGCAAGAAACATGCTTGGCGGAATAGCAAAAGTAACAATGACGCTGTTTGGGTCATAATCATCATTCATTGTATCATCTTTATTTTGATTTTCAAGTTCTTCTTGTAATATTTTTTCTTGTAAATCTATATGTCTTGGTTCAGTTGGTCCATTTGCCATTCTTGTCTTTTCCATTTCGTACAATTTAATTACATCTTTATCTGGATTCATAAAAACAGCAACCCAATCTTTAGGAATGGTAATTTCATTTTTTGTATCCGTATATTCTAGCCAATCTTTCATACAGAGAATATTCTTTTTGTCTAATCCGTCTGGTGACATAAAAGAAGCCACTTTCATTTCCATTGGTTTGTGTATGGTTAAATTATTTTTATCCCCGCCTATTATTTTTGCAATGACATCTGAGCCACTTCTAAGTTTTAAAATCTTGTAATTATTTATTTTTGTCATTTCTGTTTTTCCTTTATATCCTAATAGTGATAGAATTAAATTTAAAATTTTCCGACTCATAAATCTTTATCCTTGAAAGAAAATGCCGTAATGTATGGTTCTTCCAAGATTTCCAACTAAGGTCATCCCCAATATCATATAACTTCGCGACATCTTTATTGTCTGACTTTCTCAATTGCCTACCGATGCTTTGCAAAACACGGATTCTACTTTTTGACGGAGAGGCAAAAATAATGTTATGTAACCTGCGAATGGAAATACCTGTACTAAAAGTTCCATACGATGCAACAATGATTGCATTGTTCTCTTTTTCTGTGATATGTCTGATTTCTTCTCTAATTTCAACATCTGTTCCGCCATGAACAAAAAATACCTTTCTACCTTTTTCGGCGCTCTTCTCTATAATACTATGTATGATTTTTCCGTGTTTCTCTACATACTGAAACAAAATTAATGTGTTTCCTTTTAATTTCAGTGCCATATCTTTGATAAAATCATTTCTTTTGGTATTTCTTACCAACCAATCAAGTTCCTCTTGATATTTTGCTCTCTTTATTTCTTCTTTTTCTTTATCATCATATTTCAACAAAATCGTGTCTATTTCTAATTTAGACAGCAAATCCTTGTCCATAAGGTCTTTTGTGCTGGTAACATTGAAAATTTGACCGAACAGCCCCTCTATTACTAATTTGTGGGTCTGTGAGTCATCCAGCGTCCCTGTAGTCCCTATACGGAAGGGACAAGTGTGTAGTTTGGTCATAATAGAAGTGAGTGATTTTGCCTTGAACAAATGGCATTCATCCCCGAACACTGCACCAAAATTATCGAAGTATTCCTTTCTCAACTTATAGATTGATTGCCATGTTGATATGACTACTCTTTTATTTTTGTCCAATTTATCTTTACCTGACATTACAGTATGGCACATTCCTCTTGCGTTCCAGTGTTCTTTCTTTGAATAATCATCGAAATCTGACATCATCTGGGTCACAAGAGAAGTTGTAGGAACAATAATAAGAACCTTTTTGTCTGGTGGAATAATATTCAAATAATGGCGCAACAGACAATATATCATTAAACTTTTACCAGAGCCGGTAGGAGATAATAACAAACACCTGTCAATGTGCATTGCATGACGTATTGCATTCAATTGATGTTGGTGTGGTGTAATGTTTTCACCCGAAACTGTAAGGTTCATTAATGATAAAAATGCCTCAAGATTAATTTTTCGTTTAGGTTCTTTTAATTTAGAATCCAACTCTGTTGTATAGTTTCGTTCTTCTGCAAACTTCAAAACATATTCTAACAGACCTGCATATAATTCTTCTGTATACATGTTATACAATTTAATTTGCCCGTCCCATACTTTATTCTTGAACGATGGCATATACTGGTGACCGGGAACTTTGAATGTAAAGTAATCAGAGATTTCTTTTGCTATTCCCCTTTCACATTCTATTTTTATGTTGACAGTATCTTTGTATTTTATTTTGATATCACTCATGTAATACTATTTATGGTATAAAATCTTTACCATTTACCTTTATTGTAATTGTACCATCGGATACATTACCGTCCCATAATACACAGACAATTCCTGCCTCTCTTAACATTTCTATTCCTGTTTTGACTGGTTCTCTCCATCTGTCGTCTGCCAAATTAAAAAACTGTTTGTGTCCTACAACTTTTGAAATGCCTGAA